AAATGCGCTGGTGGTGCTGACGTTTAGGCCTGTTTGTGTTGCGCACTGGCCTGCCTGCGCGCTTAAAGTGCCGGCTGTCATTGCGTAACTGTTGCCTTGCACTCGACCAAAGGCCGCGAAGTTTCCCTCACAGCTCAAAGTAACAAAGTCTGCGTTGCCTACGCCTCCAGAATAGGGGATGCCGTACTGCACCATTGCATCAGTGATGCGACCAACAAAGAGTTGGCGATATGTGCCAGAGGTGCCGAGCCTCACAGATATGCGCAGCCAAGTGCCTGTGACAAAAAGGGCATTGGGGGTTGTGTAGCCAGTCGGGTAACGCAAAACAACGTTGCCTGTATTAGCGCTGTAAGCGTCTAATGGCTTTTGCCGTCCATAAGTCAAAGACACGTTTTGCACGTTGGCAACAACAGTTGTAAGCGTTGCGTAAGTCGCGCCTACCTCTACCTGGTATTGAACTATTGCCATTAGAAGATGTTGCTCACCTTGATTGGCACGCTGCCGTTTTGGCGCATGTATGAGCGCAAGGCCTCAACAACTTGGTTAGGGTCGCCGCCATAAACGCTTATGTTTATGTTGTTGTTTCGTTCGGCAATATTGGCGCTGCCGTTGCGGCCTGGGTCGCTTGGCTCAACTGGCTCGGCCATACGGCCTATAGAAATCTCTTGCAATGCTTTGATGTCTTTGCCTGGCTTTAACAGGTTTAGACCTGTAATCACAATGTTAATTGCCTTAATAAAACCGTTTGCCATGCCCTCGATATAGCCGGCAACAGCGTTTACAACTGTGCGCACAACGGTTCTAAAACCCTCAAATTTTTTGTATGCCGCAACAATGGCAACGCCCAAAGCAATAATGCCAGCAGTAATTGCTACAGCAGGGTTTAACATCATTGCCGCGTTTACAGCAAGAATTGACACAGCCAAAATGCCCATGCCGGCAATGACAGCTGCTAAAAGGTCTGGGTTTTCTTGTGCCCAGTTAGCAAACTTTTCCAGCACTGGTTGCAGTTTTAACATAATTGGCAAAAACGCCGCGCCTATCGACTCTTTAGTCTCCGCAAACGCAATGCCTAACTTTTTCATGCCGCCTGCAGCTGTGTTTGCTGCAGCCTCGCCAGCGCCACCAAAGTTTTTGGTTAACACGGCCTGCACTTCAGCAAGGCTGGCGCCGTCTTTAATCATGCCCTTAATCTCTGGGCTGAGCGCGCCTAACGCTTTCATGTTCCCCGCATAGCCTTTTGACAATGCCTCGCTGACATCAACCAGCGGCTTACCTGTCGCCGCGGCTACGTCAGTGGCCAAGTTCATCAGCTCTGTTGCTTTTGTAACGTCTTTAGTTGCAACGACTAACTTCTGAAACGCTGGCCGCGCCTCATCATCCGATATTGCCGCGCTCTTGGCAAGGCTAGAAATGTAGTCCTCGACAGATTGCACTTGTGCATCGGTGGCGTTAGTGCTTGCTTTAATTTGTCGAGCCAGGCCAGCCTGTGCCGCCTGGTCTTCTATTGCTGCTTTGACGCTGTCGCCAATAATGGCAGTCACAGCGCCGAGCGCTGCAGCCGCTGGTACAGCCGCTTTTTTAATAGCAAATTGGGCTTTTTGCCCGACGGTTTCGAGCTGCTTAAATTCTTTAACAGCACTTTTTATGCCTTTGCTGTCAAACTGGCTAACGATTGGAATTGAAATCATTGCAAATCCCTATTGACACGGTTAATGACGCGCAAAGCTGCGCGCTCAATTTCGGTGGTGATGGCGCGTATTTGGCTGTAAACGGCTGGCCCAAAAATGCGGGTGCGGCCCTGCTGTGGCGTGTTGCCCAGATTGGTTGCAAGCGTGTTGCTGGTACGCCGGCCTGCGGTCTCGAATATGCCGGTGGCCGCGTCAGTCTGCTGTATGACAATTACGCCATCATTGTTGCGTCTTGTATCCAATTTAACTTTGACGCCCTTAGACGCCTTTGCAGGGTCATATGGAAAGAGTTTGCGACCATTGTTAGACCACTGCCTAGACATGCCAGACAACGGCACGCCTAAAGTTGAGTAGCGCTGCTGGGCGGCCTGTATTGCCGGCGCGGCTATCTGATTGAGTTCTGCAGCAAACTGTTTGCGTAGCCCAGGCTCAATTTTGTTCAGCGATGCCACAGCCTCTCGAATGCCCACAAGTTCTGTGTTAATTGTCGCTGTCATCGTTTCTGCCTTGCTTTGTTAATAATACTAATGCAAGTGTTTAGGTCAGACGTAAGAAACTCTATGTTTGGCGGCCAGAAACCTGTCTCTATCAACAGATGACAAAGAGCTAGTCTGTGGCCGCTTGTGTAGGGTTTGAGTCTTCCTGCTCTACAACTTCGGGCATTCCTACCAGTTTTTTAATAAAGTCATCAAAAACAACTGGCACTGTGATGCCGTGTACTTTGCTGGCCTCCCAGGCGAGATAAGCCAAATCCTCGGCGCCGATGCCTTGCGCTAAGTCTGACATTTTGCGCTTATATTTACGTTCCCATTGCACAGCGCACCAAAGGTTTGTTGTGACCTGGTGCGGGCCGTCGCCAGTATCAAGTTTTAATGTAATTTGCATGTCTGCCGCCTTGCGTCGGGTTAGTTATGGGCTTGTAATGTCGCGCGCGTAGGTTCCCCCTACGAACGACGCGGTAACCATGCTGAGTTCGCCCACAGCGCCAGCAATGGGCGTAAAGTTGACGAGCTGCATGTTAGTGATCGTGTACTCGGGGTTGCTTGCGCTCTCTGTTGTCCCAGATGGGCTAATGACAAGTTGTGTTGTGCCGGTGCCCAAGTTTGCAGACAGGGTTGCCTCGACTTCGCCAGCGCCGTATGACAGGTACATTTCTAGCTCTACTGCAACGGTCTGCAAGCCTGGCACGAAACGATGGCCAGTATCGCCAAAAGCAGTTGACTCTAAACTATCAACGCCAAGCGTGATGGTGGCGCTGCGGCACTGATCGGTCAGATCCACAGCTACGCCGCCAGTTGTGGGCGCCAGGTTTACTGTCGGGTTAGTTAGATATGTCGAGGTTGCCATTTTGTCTCCTAAAGGAACACGGTGCTATATGGAAAGAGTAACACTTTTATGCTGTCTGTGCTTGTAAAGCCATTTGCAAGTTGTAACACGGGTAGGTCGCCCCGCCCATTTCAACTGCACCTGGCTGGCCTGACATTACGATAATGGGGCTTGCCAGCACGCTGGCTGCAATGCTCAACAGTTTTTGCAGTACCGGCAGGCCTGCTGGGCCTGTACCGATTACCTTGACTTGGAATGTCATGCGCACAATGTTGCCTTTGCCGGCGATGGTCTCAAAACTTGGCGCGTCAAGAAACACACAGTTAGGCACTATTTTTGTTGCATCGTTTACGACGCGCAGGCCTGTAACGGCTTGCAGTGTGGCTGTAACGTCAGCGATTGCCTCGTTGAACAGGTCTGTGTAAGCCATCAGGCAACCTGGGGGCGGTCAATGCCTAGCAGCTGCTTAATAACTGGGGTCATGGCATTAACGTTTGCTTGGCCCATGCCGTCAAAGGTCGCAAAGGTGTCTTGCGTACTGCCTCGACTACGCCACAGCGCAGCGGCATACATGAGAGTACCCAGAGTGACATCGTGCCCAGGTGAGACAGTCAATGAATCGGCATAGCCGGACTCCTGCCTGCGACGATAGCAAAAATCGCTGCCAGCGTTTCGAGCCTGGTTGAGCAGCGTGTAATCGTCTGATGGGTCGGCTATGTCTACACCCAGATATGTTTCTAGTTGTGCTGCTGTAATCCAGGTGCATGACTGCGTATAAGTGACGGTGCCGGTGTAAACGACTGTGTACAGCACATCGTCGCCAATGCAAGCAAACAACACTTGGTTTTCTCTGGGCACGTTCGCATTGAACATAAGCGCGCCTGACTCGCCGTCAACGCCGATGTACTCATACAGCGGTATGTCGAGCACAGTAAACGTGCCGTTAAATGGCGCGCCAAGGCTGCCGATAGTTACCTGCTGGCCTACAACAATTTCTGTAGGTTCCAGCGTTTGTACAACTGCGTAATTATCCAGCAGTTGTTTGCCTTGTGTTTTGTAGACAGCCACAGCTGCGCCGCCTTTCTATTTAGGCGAGTGCAATTTTTTGTACTTGCTGAGCGTCAGCAA